AAGTGTAAGAGGGTCCATTTACCGACATCCCCAACGCCTTCTAGCGGCTTTACCGCGCTCACCCTTCCACTTTTTTGACCGGGCGCAGAAGCTTTTGTGACGACCGCTTTTGGGGTCTTTGGTGGGAGCCTTCAGCTTCGAGCCGGTGGCCTTGTTGTACTTGCGACGACCCTTTTCGGTGAGGCCGCCTCCAGCCTTCACCGATTGTTTCTCACCGCGACCAACGCTGAGAGACGGACCGGACATTACAGGCCCTCACCAAGAGTGAAGTAGCACTCAGACGCTGCTTCACCAATGAAGGCGATGTAGATTGGATTAGAAGCCGAGGCCCCGCCGGGTATCTGGTAAACCTTGGTTGTACCAGGTACGGAAACCAAGCAGTAGCTGGGGGTTCCAGCGACGGGCAAGGTCACGGTGACAGACGAATTGCTGCTAACCAAGAAGTACACCGGCTGACCGCCAGAACCCGTAGGCTGATGGTTCGCCACCAAAAGCTTGGTGCAGGGGCCATCGGGCGTGACCGTGATCGTCTGGGTGCTGGTGGTGGCGTTGGCCTTGTAGGTCTTGCCCATCGCCTGAAAAGCAGAGTTGATGGACATTAGACGCCACCCTTCTCCGGCTTGCTGACAGGCGAGTTCTTGTAGTCGTCAGGACGACCAGAAAAGTTCCACACAGCCTGGAAACCTCCAAGAGGGGCTTTGCCGGGAGTGAAAGTTCCCCCGCCATACCCATAGCCGTCACGCGGTTTCTGAGGACGCACGGGAATTGAATAAACGCCCTCACCGGGATGGCGGGCGTCAGCTATGCTATTCTGATTGTTGCGGTTTTTCACGGGGAGGCTCCTTCTTAGGTCCACGCGCTTCTTTGGTAAGGCTTGGGATAAAGACCAGCACCGCAAACCCTCCGGCGATGTATAGGCGCTCCATCGTTGGAGCATACATGGCCCAAGCAGCGAGACCGAAAGTCATCCACAAACCCATGAGGGTCAGTAGCCGAGCTGTGACGACGGCCAAGGCCGTGCGCACGAGCGCAATAACAGAAGCATCCACGATTTGTCCCCAACGGTTGTTGAGCCGCCATTAGACATCATCCTCTGTCAGAAAGCCAGACCCGTAGGCGTCATCCGACATTTTCTGTTTAATCTTTTCTAAATTCATTGCGCGATCTATTACCTTGAGTTTGATTTCAAGCTCAACAGATGCGTCCGACATGACGGCCTTCAAGAGGTCGCTGACGGCCCGTTCGAGGTCAGGGTTGATGCCGCTGGACTTCTTGCTCACCGCTTGCCCTTCCGCTTTGCCTTGCGCGCTGACGACAGGGCGATGGCGGCCGCCTGCTTCTGGGGCCTGCCTTCCCGCACCAGCTTGCTGATGTTCTTGGAGACCGTCTTCTTGCTGCTACCTTTTTTGAGGGGCATGGTTATCTCCGATAAATGGTCAACGGCGGCAATTCAGTTTGTTCATCTTGTGGAGCGAGTACGCTTGCCGCCCCTGCGGGCAGTGTCTTTTTAGGAGAAACGACATCTTCGCCGCGTTGTGCGCGACGAGCAGCTTGAGTTCTAAGACCAAGGGGAGTTCCGAAATATTTGTAAACTTTCCCGCCAAGAACCGATTTTAACGCTTCAGCGCCAGAAGTTTGAGCTGCCCCAACAACACCTTGCCTCATAGAACCAAGGTTAACTTCTTCTCCCATTTTAGCAATATCTGCCAATGGATTAGTAGATGTTCCTGAGCCATATCCAAAGCTATGCTTGTCAACAAATCGACCAAGTTGGTTAAGGCCAACATTGCCTTGCAAAATGTTGCCGCTTGCAACGGCGTCCTCAAGCGTTTTTGTTGCTTGCATTTTTTTGTTTGTGCTTTTCAACAAATCAAATTTTGATTTGTCAAACCGACCTATAGCGTCGTCAATATACCCAACGAATTCTCCGGCTCGTTTGCGAGCAGAACCCAAACTTTCGGTCGCTGATAATGCCGTTAGTTCTTCGCGAAGGGTTTGCAAATCTTTTCCAGGAACAGAAATTCTTGTGGTTCCAGGGATTTGTTGCGCGGCAGCGTTAAATCGAGCAATTATGTTGTTAGCGGCATCGCGAATGGGGCCGACGTTTGCCGGTTTAACAGACGCTTCAAAATCCGCCATACGCTGAAGTTCATTTACAAGTTGACGATCAACTTTTATCGAACCTGAAAAAATTTTATTATAATTTTTGCCAAGCTCTTTAAGTCTTTCTCCAATAAAGTCAGCATCAATTCTGTCTGCTTTGACACCTGTTTCTTTTGAAACAAGCTGATTGGCGAGTTTTTGATTTTTTGCAGCGTTTCCAGCAAAGCCGGGGCTCACAACCGCCTCTGCCTCGCGCAATTGGCCTGGCTCCAATTTAAAACCAAGGTCTTCTGCTTTTTTAGCATACTTTGCTGTTGTTTCAGTCGTGCCACCGACAAGGCCGCGCAAACCAATTCCCAAACCTTTGCTCAAAGCGCTGGGGCCGAGAAATTCGCCAACAAATGATCCTGCCTTTTCAGCCGGAGTCATTGGTTCATCAGTAAACACACCTCTTATGCCACCATAAGCACGTTCTGATGTCGGAAGAAAACTTTCTGTGTCAACATCAGCACCTAACTTAGAAAGCCCAAATCTTGCAAGGCTTTCTATGTCTCCCGGCAAACCAACGGCTCCAGAGGGAACGCCAAGCGCGACACCTTTGCCAACATCAGCAGCAAATTGCCCAACATTCCTCATTTGCTCGCCATACGGCATAGTAGGCGCAGCAACAGGGGTTTCCGTGTAACCAATAGCAGCCCCAGAGGCGGGGTCGTACATCGGCTCAGGCTTCATCTCTACAGGTTTTTGCTGCGTTGCTTTGAACGCGCTAAAGCGATCTGGGTCAAAGCCAGATTTTTTGAACTCATTAAACTTTTCAGGGTCAAAAGGCATTTCAGTAGCCCTCATCTTGCATCTGTTTAAAGATGGCAGCCTCCGACATACCGGACCCTTCTAGCTCGCTATAACGCTGTTCAGCGGATTTTTTGGGAGCTGCGCCAGTTTGAGGTTTAGAACCTCCGCCCATCTTTTTGCTCATAAAATCCCCAAACGTCTTAGGCGCTTGCTTACCTTTAGACGTTTTTTCAGCGGCTTGAGCCTCAAGCACATCGTTCATAGTGAACGGTATGGCGTCTATGAATTCCCTTTCTGTCTTCTTGTAAATTTCTTTAATCTCAGGAGACAGATTTGGATTGGCAAGCTTCACCTCAATTGCCCTTTCGAATGTCTGCCTCATGTCAGCCATCTTCAAAAGAACACTGAACGCATCGTCGCCTTGCCTAACGGCAAAACGGTTGTTAAACGCTTCTTGTACCTTAACAGGGACAACGCGCCCGCCATACAGAACCTTGGTGATGTTCGTCCCCATGTTCCCCATAATGACGTTGTATTGCTGGACGCTCGCAGAAGTAAGCGTGTTTGCCAGCACGCCTATTGGAGCGTCGATAAGTCCGCCTGTGTTTCTTCCCTGAAACAATCCAGTGTTGGAAAATGGGGCTTTTACAAGAGCCTGCGCCGCCAGCGCCGCTTCGTTAGTCGCAATGGCCGTCAGGTCTTCAAACTGTTGAGCATATCCACCAAGCGCTCCTGTTCGACCAGCGGCCCTTCCAGTCGGCGCAGGGCGCACAACATTGCCTTCGGCGTCCGTTATTGGTTCGCCAGTTCTGGGATCGCGATAAATTGGTTTTCCTTCAGCGTCTTGAGACGGAATTGGGCGCTGAGGCCGAGCGGCCAATGTTTCAGCTTTATTTTTTGCCGTCTGAAAATCCTGACCAACTTTGTTCATCATGGTCTGGATTTCGCCCAGCGTCTTGCTTCGAACCATAGCCGCCAATTCAGTAGAGCCGATCTTGCGAGCCGCCGCTTCAGCCTCCGCAACGCCCGCCTGATAGTTGGTCTTGGCGATCTCGATGGCGCGGTCAATGCCTTCCTTGGCCTTCTTGTAATTGGCTTCCCATTCCTTGATAGCGCTCTCATACTTCTTCGTTTCAAACGCAATGCGCTGATCATTGCCTTCCTTGTAGCCCTTGAGGATGCCGGTCATGGCATTCATGGCGTTGACGCCGCTGGTATTGCCAACAGAGCCCAAGAACAGACCGGCCACAGGAAGAAGCATCGCAAGGCCCTGGAGGCCCTGCTGGGTGTCCTGCGTGATTGTGTCTTTCGGACGTTCAGGAAGTTTGTCGTACTTTCCAAACTCTTGTTTTTGAGTATCATAAAATGTGCGAGCCGCCGCCGCTTTTTTAGTAGCGCCAGCCGCTTCGCGAGCCGCTTTTTCTTGCATTTCAGTCTGCGTGGTTTTTTCTTTCTCCCGCAGCAAACGAACCATTGGGTCTGCAATTGGGCCAATAGTGTCCTTGAGCCCCGAAAGGCTGGAGTAAAAATCTTCCTGCGGCTGTTCTTGGGTGTTAACGTCAACCATGTTTCACCTTTACGCCGCTTTAGAACTGTAGAGAGCCGCAAGAGCCGAAAGCATACCCGTTGCAGCCGTGCCAGCGTTCTGCGCCATTTGAAGCTGTAGCCGTTGAGCGCCGGTTGTACCTTGCAAGCCAAGCTGCGCGCCCTGCGTAACGCCCTGGAGACCCGTCTGAATGCCCGCGACCTCTCCAGCAAGCTGCTGCTGAATGGCGCTGGAGATAAGCGGATTGGCTACCCCAAACAAGGAGTTTGCATACTGTTGTTGTGAGGCAAGAAGACGCTGGCGAGTGTCTTCAACGCTTCTCTGAGCCTGCGCTGCACCAACGCCGCCCGCTCGCTCTTGTGATTGAGCCGCTGCCGCCCGTGCCGCGTCAAGCTCCTGCTGATACGCCGGGCCAAGAGCACCCGTCTGAGACTGGCCGTAGAGCGTCGCCGCCTGCTGTAATTGAGGCGCTGCAAGTTGCTGCAAATTCTGAGCGGCCTGCGTGTAAGCAGCCGGGATATCCTGCGCCGCCTGGGCATATGCAGGCTGTATCTGCTGGCGAGCCGTATCGTAAGCCGCCTGAAGGTTCTGAGCGTTTTGTTTGGCCTGTTGCTGCGAGCGGAGATAATTAAACCCGCCAAGGCCAAGACCGCCAAGGAGAAGGGCTTCTTTCAGACCCAAATTGCCAAGAGGTGTTTGAATTCCAGCCGCTCCAGCAGCTTTAGAAGTCAAATCAATTGGCTTGCCTTCAAGCTCTTCGGTTGCAACTCTTTCGGCCTCTGCCGCCCTTTCTTCAGGGGTGTAACCTTCTATGTCACGCGCCGCCGCAGCCGCTCCGCCGGGAGCAGCCCTATTGATTGCCGCTACAGCATCGCCCGCAGCACCAGTTTGCGGGCCAGCAAATGCAAGAAGCTGGTTAAGTCCAGGAACGTCTTGCCTTCCGGCAAATTGCAAATCAGCCGGTCTCGCTACAGGAAACGGGATATTTTCAGCTCCGCGACCAGCTAATTGAGTGGCGGTGTATAAATTATCAGCAGGAACACCGCCCGCATAAGTTTCGGCCATTCCTTGAGAAACGCCAGGCACAATATTTGATAACGCCGATGCAGGCGTATATTCACCCAATCCCGCGCCATAAGTTTGAGGATTATATTGCGCCAGCTCTAAATCGCTTGGACGTTCTAGAGGGAGGGGAACATCTGCGGATTGATAATCTGCATCGGGACCATACCCACCAAAAAAGTCAAAAGTGGGCATACCAAAATCAAAACCATCCTCGAACTCAGGCAAGCCGGTATCAGGGTTGATAGTCCCAGACCCGCCTTCCGCCTTGAGCTTGGCCGCTTCACGAGGCGTGATGTGAGCCAAGATCGTGTCTCGTCCACGGCCTTTCTTGCGCAGCTCTTCAGCGGCCTTGCGCAAAGGCAGGCGAGGAATGTCGGCTTTCAAGACTTGCGCGAGGTTCTTTGCCATTACGTCACCGTGCTTCCGACATCTCTAAGGGACTTATCTGTTTCGCTCCAGACATTCCTGGGGGCTTTGGCTTCCGTGTCAGACCCCCCGAGAACCGGCCCGCCAGCACTATAGCTGAAACCGGGGGCTGCAAACAATGCCGATCCAAGGGCGCTAGGCGTTCCAACAGCTTGACCGCTTGGCGCTTGGGTAAGAGAAGTTCCCAAGGTCGTGGTTTGAGACGGTGCAAGATATTGCTCGCTAGGCTGGCTTGTCTGCGCATATTGGGGCGCGCGGCTTTGAACGCTGGACCCAGCAGTAGGCTGAAATGCTTTACCTAGACCATAGCTAATGCCGGAACCTAAAAGACTTCCGGTTGTTTTATCAAGCCCAAGCCCTTGTGAAAGGCCCGCCGTCAATGCTCCTGAAGCGCCGCTTATGGCTCCAGATTTTAGAGCTTGATTTAACGGCGCCCCACCAGCTAAAGCGCCAGCCGTTCCGCCAGCAAACTGACTTGCGCCCTTTGTCGCAGCCGCCCCAAGAGCTTCTGATCCGCTAAGAACAGGCTTGATAGTTGAAGCAGTGAAGTTTCCGGCGGCATCATAAGTTCCAGCCGTTCCGCCTAATTGGCCGCTTACCAATCCGCCAACTGCTGTTCCAACGCCGCCCGAAACCGCGCCGGTCAAAGCTCCCTTGAGAACGTCGCCGCCCTGAATGCCAGAATTGATGGCTCCAATACCAGAACCTATGACAGCGCCGCCCACAATCTCGCCAACCGTGGTTGCACCCACGACCGCAGCGGCGGCTTCAGCTCCAACAAGAGCAGCTCCAATTGGCGCAGCAAGTCCAGCCGTTGCAATAGTCGCAACAACTGCAACCGCAATGCCAATAAATTTGGAGATGCTTTTGAACCAACCCATATCACAGGTCCATTTCTATGATGTACATTGGAGACATTTGACGGCCATCATAAACCATTTCCTGCCTGACATTAAGCGGCAACCCCGTTGACTTCATCATAGCAACATCTTCAGGATCATCAGTGCGAGATATGAGTTTCCTAAAACCCATTTGTTTCAAGGTGTTAGGAAGCACTTTGATGCGTTGCACCGCCTCTTGTGGCTCTATGGTAAATGGAAACATTTCGACTGTTCCCGGCGGCAAAGGTTTTGCCTTATTGTCCACGGTATTTAAGAGGAAAACGGTCTTGTAAACCTGAACAATCTGGCTGCGTTTTGCTTGAATGGCACGGGCTAGATTGTTGATGAACGTGTCAGCATCTTTTGGGCTTCCGCCGCCCTGGACAATAGCCGCTTTCATAATCTCGACAGGTGTAGTCGGTTGTTTTTTAGCAGCCGATCTTGCGGGCGCACCTTTTCCCTTGGGCGTCAATCCAGTTTGCATTTGAGATGCTTTGACCGGGTTTGGTATTGCGGGCTGGGCCATCAGGTTACTCCCAAAGCGGCGGCAATTTGCGTGTGGATCAGATAATGCTGGCTGACCCATTCGTAGAAATCGTCTTCTTTCCTGAAATCCGCGTCAAGCATGTTGAACGGGTTATTTAGGTCGAGGACAGCGGCAAAATACTGATGTTCGTTCTGATGATAGAGCAACCAGTCGTCAAAGTTGTCAAAGTCCACGTCCGTGATGGGATAGCCCGGCGGATTGCCGCCCGCTGCGGTGATCGTGTCCCTAAACAACGTGTGCTGCAACGAGTTCTCAAACAGGAAGTCCTGCATGGCCTCCTTGTCGCCAAAGACAACGCTTGAGAGGTTTGCAAAGTTCATGGCTTGTCCGCCTTGTTATCAAGCTTGTTAAAGATTTGTTTGAGGATGTCCTTTACTTCAAGGATGTCCGCCCGATAATCCGCTTTGCTGACGTAGTTGGTATGAAGGTCGCGCTCCAGCTCTCTGACAGACTCCCACAAAGTCTTGAGAAACCAGCCCGCAATCGCGCCAGAACTTCCGATGACAATGTTGATAATGTCTTGGCTCATGCAGGATCAATTCCTTCAGAAACAGGCGCTTCCCACAACCATGTGCTTGTGTTTAGCGTCCACTCAGGCCCTGGTTGAGGCGCATAGAACACATCGTTTGCCTGATCGTATGTGTACCCAATTCCCGCGTAGTTGCCGCGCAGGGCTACCCCACCATCAGGCTCGCCATCTGGCCCGTAGTGGATGCCGCCACGAGTGTTGTAACTGGTCTGTATCCACGAACCCGGCGACGAGTCCACGAACGTGTTAAAGAAGTCGGGTTCAGCGACGATGACTTGGATAACTTTACCATCTAGAACTTTGGCGAAGTGGCTCATGCCGTGTAGCTCCCTGATGCTGTGAACTTGACGATGGTGTTAGCTCCAGACGTAGTAACGGTGGGAGACCCGGTTGTTGTTCCAGTGTAAAATGCCGTTGGAACAGACAGGATGACAACCCCGGACCCGCCTGCACCACCGGCTGTCACTCCTCCACCGCCGCCACCGCCTGTGTTAGCGGTTCCGGCTGTCCCGGTAGTTGTGCTACCCGCCCCACCGCCGCCCGTACCGCCAGCGCCCGCAGCAATAACGGCAGGCGTATTACCTGTGCCACCGCCGCCGCCAGCATAAGTTACGGATGATCCTGTAATTGTTGAAGCGGTGCCATTTCCGCCAGCGCCGCTAGTAGTACCCGTTCCGTTGTTGCCGACAAATCCAGAACCACCACCGCCACCAGCGCCATAAGAAGCAGTCTGCGATCCTGCACCGCCAGAATTGCCCTGACCCGACGTGCCCGCGCCACCGGAAGAACTGGTAGTGCTGCGACCACCGCCGCCGCCAGAACCGCCCGAAGAACCGGGCGCTGGGTTAGAGTCACCAGCTCCACCGCCCCCACCAATTGCTGTTGCAGCGTTAAACACAGAGTTTTGGCCTGAAGTGCCCGCGCCAAGGGATGTGCCACCGGCACCACCAGCACCAACAGTTACGCTGTACGTCACGCCGCTGTATAGCGACACAGTGCCAGTTAAAAGACCCCCGGCACCACCGCCACCTCCGTCAGAACCGGCACCACCTCCGCCAGCGGCGACCAAGAAAGAAACAGGATAAAGAAACGGGCTCACTTGAAACCCTGAGTAAGGTAACCAACCTCTCGTGGAGTCAACATAAACTAAGGCAACGCTTTCGGTAGAATTGTTTAGCAAAACGTTTGAAGTAGAGCCATTAATTTTGTTTCCATTTGGGTTAAGAGTGCAGTTGTTTGTAGAAAATGTTCCCGCATAATCCGTAATCTGGATGATATTTCCAGAAGACGGGCTTGCAGGAAACGTAACTGTCACGGCTCCAGAAGTGGTGTTGACCGGATAGGCATTTCCCGCAACCGCCGTAAAGTTGCCAGTCTGAACGGATTGCCACGCCAGCGATCCGCCATATGTTGCGTTGAGGACGCCGCTCGCACTGACGCCTTGGGCTAGAACGGAAAGATTTCTGTTGTTGCTCATTGGATCAGACCCACGTTATGACATCAACGATGCTACCAACTCCAGCGCCGGTTCCAAGGACAATACTCGTGCCGCTCGTAGAAGTGTACTCGGTGGTCGCCAGCAAAACGCCGTTGACGAACACCTGAACATTGGCCGTATTGTAAGTCACCGTAAATGTCGTTTGACCGGCTGTGGCAGTAAAAGAAGTTCGCTGGTAATTAAGGCCACCACCGCCCGCAGGCGTAGCCCATGTGCCATCGCCTCTCCAGAAAGTGCTGGAAGAAGCGCTTGTTCCAGAATTTAAATTTGTGACCGGAAGATTGCCGGTAACACCAGTTGATAAGGGCAATCCGGTAGCGTTGGTAAGGGTTCCAGACGAAGGCGTGCCCAACGCGCCACCGTTAACCACAAATGCTCCAGAAGAACCAGTATTAACGCCAAGGGCGGTCGTAACGCCTGTACCAGTGGTCAAGCCACTGACCGCAGTTCCGGTTGCCGCGTAATAGGTAAGCTGATCAGATGTTCCGCTGTTAACGGTTCCGCTTCCGCCGCCTCCGCTTGCCGCCCAAGTCGGCACACCTGCCGCCAGCGTTAGCACATATCCATTTGTTCCCGCCGCCAGCTTGGAAAGCGTGTTGGTTGCAGAGGCGTAAAGAAGGTCGCCTGTTGCGTAAGTTGACTGACCTGTGCCGCCACGATTTGCCGCAACCGCTACGCCGTTCCACGTCGCACTGGTAATTGATCCAGCATAGTCAAGCGTATTGGTGGACCAGCTTACGTTTGCCGGTGTTTGATCGTGTCGATCCCAAGAACCCGCCGACGTTGCATTAGACAACAGCACAACGGTTGTGTAACCGCCTGACGGGACGGAAACTATCAAAGTTCCAGAAGCATTATTTACGGTTATAGCGCCGCTGGATTGATTGTTGTTGAAAGAAAGAATTGCGCCGTTTGCCAACGTGGTTGCGTTGGGCAAATTGATGACCTGACCGCCAGACCCTGTAATAACATAAACTGGCGTCGAAGCCGCCGTCATTGTTATAGCTGTGCCGGATGCGGCAACGCTGGTAAATCCATTGAAACTTGAATTTACGGTAATGTTAGAATTGGAGTCGCGCAAAACTACGCTGCTTGCGCCAGATGACGTTGTAACGCCCGTACCACCATTAGCAACAGGAAGCGTACCAGTTACCCCGGTTGTAAGGGGCAAACCTGTCGCGTTGGTCAATGTGCCAGAGCTGGGAGTGCCAAGAGCGCCGTTATAAAGTAGGGGGCCTCCCGCGCTGCCAACAGCCGTTCCAAGTGCGTTAAAAACTCCAGTGCCGTAAGAAAATTGACCGAGCTGAGTGCTGGAATTTACATAAAGCCCATAGCCAACCGTTCCGCCTGTGATTGCAGAACCAATGCTGAGACTTGCGGCAGATGCGGCTTGTGAGCCCAACACGCCATTGTTGTTGTACAGCAGATAGCCGTTTGTAGCGCCCGTAACTGTGGTTGTGCCGACTGTTAGCCCGCTGCTACCACCGCCTGATCCGCCTCCAGCAACACGAAATACCATGTTACGCTCCATCCCCAGGAGTGATGTAAACGACCGACGTTCCGCTAGACGTGACCGCTGTAAAATACTGATTAGCGTTCATGGTTAGCACTTCAACAGACCCGGCCACCATAGGTATGGTTGATCCGGTTGGCGTTGTGTTCGCCATTGTGTTTGCAGCCGCCGCATTGGGGCCGAACCCCAAATAAATAACAGAACTTCCGCTATTGTGGATGCGGTACTGCGTTCCGCCCACTGTCGTAGAAGCCGCTTGCACGGGCGTAGGAGCCGTTGTAGCAGCCGTAAACGTCACCGTGTTGCCCATAGGGGTAAATGGCATAATGCCCATGTCAGGCTCCTTCAGCCGGTGCGATGGTCAGCTTACCTTCGGCGACAAGCTGCATGATGTTGGCGTAGTCAGAATTTTCTGGATTAAGCGGAATAGCAAGCGCGAACTCTCCATCTATATATTTAATGATACAGACGTTTTTTCCTTCATGTTGAGCAAATTGATACGCCACCATTTTAAAGCTCCGCAGATAGAGTGATTGCGTTTGTATTTGTTCCTCTTAAAAAATATGGGCGATAAGTTGTTAGACTAGTGAAATTGTTTAGCGACATAATTACAAGATTTGAATAGGACGTGAACGTGCTTATGCCGAGCGTATTTTGAGGAGTATCTGTTGTGAAATCCGATACATATAAACCACCGGTTTGCCCAACAGAAGGGCCAGTTCGCATCGCCACAATTGGTTGCAAACTTAAAACACAATTTGTGCCGCTTGATGATGTCCCAGAACCAGCTTGAATTAACTGATAATATCTCTGACACTGCGCCAACTGATCGCTGTAGATTTGGCGCTCGTAGGGAGTAGCAATTGTTCCTGGCTCAAGTTGAACTTTACCCAGAGTGCCTGTGCTAAACTCGACAGTGATTGTTTGTCCAGCAGTTGCGCTTGAAGTTGTGATAGGGCTCGCAGCATACGCGCCGCTTGTTGTGCCGCCATTGATAGCTATACGAGCCGTCGCGGTGCCAGTCCAAGAAAGCGTGTAAACGCCCCCAACAACATTTTTATCCTCGACAATTTGCGCGATGGTTCCCGCCGCAATTGTAATTGTTGTGTCCGGCGTTCCCTGCGTAAACGTGTAGTTGCTGTTGGTGGTGGTAGATTTCCAACGGTCGTGCATGTATGTGCCAGAAGCGGTTGCAGTGCCGCTAACATACGCGCGTTGGTTAACAAGAAAATTGCCATTGATAAGGATGTTGCGCTTAAAGCTGGAGCCCATTGCAACGGTAGCAACAAATGTGGTGTTCTGGCTTGTGTCTACCGTCATTGCTGTGTTGCCAGCAGTTGCAACAACAACACTTCCGTTTGCTGTAGCAATCGAGACGTTTGATGTCCCATTTGCGATTAATGACGTAGATATTCCGGAAACATTAGAAATAATGCCTCCGGTGATTACTACGTTTGAAAGAGCAACCGTGCCATTTCCAATTCCATTTACTGTGGCGTAAATGGTGGAGATGTCCGTGTCTAACTGAGACAACGGTATGGAAGTTGTCGCATTGGCGAAGCTGTATGGTACAGAAATTGGGAGCGCCATTAGAACCTCACCCTTTGTTCGTATTCCATCTCCAACGTGTTGAGCGTGAACGACGGCGTGGAAGATGTTATCGTAAGACCGAGATATTTGCCATACTGTTGGGCGTCTGACTTGTAGAGCTGATAACCAGCGCCACCCGCCCAGGTAACAGAAGCAAACGAGCTATTGATCCAACCTATTGTCGCGCCCAAATTGTTTGTCCAATAAATTGTGTTGGACAACACATATGTAGGGCTGACGTTGGTTTCGCTGTCCACCGTGACATTGTAAACGGCAGAAGTTGTTTGAGTGGCTTCAAACGCAAACTTGAGGGCCTGTTTTGTGCGGATTGTGTCCTGCATGGGCCACAAAGCACTTTTTATGGTTGTGTTAATGCCGCCTGTACTATCGGCGTAAAGCTTGAGCAAATTGGTGCCGCCTGTCCCGTAGAGGTACAATAATTTGCCAGACGAGACTGGCGTCACATATTTCAACGTGCCTTGGCTGGTGGCAAACCACTTCTTGTCAAAGAAAACAAGTTGGATGGGCCGAGTGCCTTGCACAGGGTCGTTGTAATAGACATTGAACGCGGCGCACAAGATGTTGTTAACAAGCACTTGCCCGCCAGAAATCGGCTGGCTGAAGTCAATCAACGGAAATACGCCATCAAGCGCGTCCGAAATCTTGCTGACCGTTGCGCCGATCAAAGCAAAGATGCCGTAATCATTAATGAACAACAAAGACCTGAAATACGGGAATATTCCGTCAGCGTATGTTGATCCTGTCGAGGCCGAGACGTTGGTGTTGCTAAACAACGTATTTCCGGTTGTGGTCACGCGCACGTCCGAGAAGACGTTGATGCTGTCATCGCCAAAAACATACAAGAAGTTGTTGGCCGAGATGAGCGCGGCAATGTTGCTGTGCAGCGTGTCGTCTGTAATTTGCACGTTGCCAGCCGAGACGCTGATAAAATCATTGTACGATCCAGCGGCGCTGTAAAAGACAGTCCGCCCCTGCGAAAGCCATGTACGGCCTTGGAAGCTCGCAACGTCCGACAACGAGTCACTGGTCAAAAGCGCCTTGGCCGTCGCCGCTGTTGTAGGAGTGCCGCCACTAAAGCTTACAGACGGCGCCGTGGTGTAGCCCGCGCCAGGATTGGTCACAACAACTTGCGTGACGCTGCCGCCAAACACAATGGCCGTTGCCGCCGCATTTGTCCCTCCAGAAGGAGCCGCGTCAATGACCACCGTGGGAACGCTGGAGTATCCCGTTCCGCCACTGGTGACAAGAATGCCAATTGTTCCAGTTTTGAACGTAAGAGGTCCGGCAACAGCCGCAGCTCCAGACCCGCCACCGCCTGTAAACGTGAGGGTAGGCGCGCTGGTGTAGCCTGATCCGGCTTCAGTGATGGTAAGTGCTGACACAAGGCCAGAACCCACGGTTGCTGTTGCCGCTGCACTGCTTCCAGGTCCACCAAAACTTACGGATGGAGCTGTGGTGTAACCATAACCAGGGTTGGTTATTGAGATAGAAGTGACGGCATTAGCAAACAAGCTTGTGACAACCGCCTGCGCCTGAACGCCATAGGGATTGCTGGGAGGCGCTATGGTGACGGTTGGGAACTGCGTATATCCCGTACCACCGTTGGTAATACTGATGTTGGTGATGGTTCCGGCAGCATTAGAAATAGACGCTACAATTGTCGCCTGAACGCCATTTGATTGATTGGGCGAGCTGACCGTTACCGTTGGGGGCGTGGTGTAACCTGATCCCGTTGCTGTGATGCCAACAGCGCCAATAGACCCGACAGAAATCAAGTTTATGGCGTTCCAGGTAAAATATCCCTTGCTGGGGTCAGAAATAATAGCGCGATCATTTTTCCACTGACGCATACGAACGCCAGACGCGCTAAAAGTTCCCGCAGCCGCCACCGTGCCCTTGGTGTTGGTGTCCAACCTCAAATATTCAGCACGTCCATCTGCTTCAAATGCTAAGATATAGTCTACATTCTTGATGTTGCAGCTATAAAGCGCGGAGACTGTGTTGGCCCAGGCGAGCGTAACGCCACCAGCTTCCACAGTTGACGAGGTGCCAACAACCTTGAGATTGCCGTATCCAATTGGCTGGATGTTTTCAAGCCAAGCAAACTCGTCGTCTTCAAGCGCGGTCCTGTTGGGCCTGGTGTTGAGCCCCTTGAAAGACTTGACGACCTGATAGTTTTTTTTCTGTTCGGGTGACGCCGCCATGTCAGTACACCTGACTGTAAACGTCCGGTATCCGGCGCTGGAACGAAGTCGCGAGGACGTTCTGAACCTTCTTCAGATATTCCTGTTTGAAAATTTCCGCTTCACCATAGCTTTGCTCTTTGTACTTGGCCGTGCCAGCCGCGTAGTAGGGCACAGGTTCGGTATAAGGCAAAGGTATGGTTTCAACGTCTGTCAGAGCAACAAGATCAGTTGGCTGAACAATTGTGTCCAACTCAATGGTGTAGGTCTGATCAGGCACAGGGCCAACATAGAAGCTCTGACTGCCATAAATCGAATAGCAGATGGGACGGCCAATGTAGTTCTGCCAATAGCGCAACTGGCTGTTAAACTGCGTCCATGGCTGATAACGCAGGGGAACGCGAGAGTTGCCCCAATAGAGATTGAAGTTTACGATGTCGAGCGTGAGAGAGCCTTGCGGCAAAGACGAGAAGGTGTAGACCTCCTGGTTCTGAACCACTGTGCTGCTTTGAATGAGGCGGTTAACGCCGGTATCACGAACGAGCCTGTTGCGGGCGTCGTTGATATAGTCGGTCAGTTCCGCGTCAGTCCAGAAATTAGCATTAGCATCATGCAGCAACCGGCGAGTTGTTGTGATGTAGCTTTGTAGCGTGGTCATGTACGCCCCACATCATGCGGCTGCCTGCGTCCCTTTTCCCCGCTCCCGTCTTTCGAGGACAGGAGCGGGGAATTGGCCTACCGCTGGGGACGTTGCGCGATAGTCCTGTGGCCGCTCAGAAGTAATCTCAAACTTTGCGAGACGTTCGAGAGCTTGCGGCAAATCAGTTGAGATTTTCGTCCAACCGAAGCGAACGACAAACTCAAACTTGTTGTCCAGGCCATAACCAAACAAGTTCTGAGCTACATCTAACGGCACTTCCACCGGCTTTGATGGAATGAAAGAATAAGCCTTTCCGTGCCATTGGGCTGTAAGCCCTTCATCCGTTTTGTTTACGACCCAGACATTGTCCATCAGAACGTCACCACGTCACCATAGACCGAGATGAACGCCTGGCAGTTAGCCACGTTCGCGGTCACGTTCACAAACAGCACGTTAGCCGTGTAGCAAGTGCTAAGGGTGCCAGACGCGAGCGTAAGGTCCACATAGCTGGTGCCGTTGGTGAGGTTGGTGAGCGTTGTGACCGACGTGACCAGATTGGCCCCGTCATTGGTCGTTCCGACACTAACGTTAGCAGTTGCGGCATTGGGGACAGCCCCGCCTGCGCTATTGGACAGGTTCGCAACGGTGATACGGCGGATGATATATTCCGTCGTACCAGCGCCACCACCGGACAAAATAGGCAGAGCAACAACCGCGTTAGCCGTGGTTCCAAGCGAGAACGGAGCCTTGATGTTCGCGATCCGCTTAAAACCGAAGCCGTCCTGCGTTTCCGCACCTACGCGATTTGCATTAGCCATTTGTCACCTCACGAAGCGTTAAAGGTGCCCGTGATGCCGTTGCCACCGTTGATGGTGTACAGGGTCACGTTAGCCGTAGAGCTTGTCACGTTAGCGCGAACGCTGAAGCCGTCAGAGATAACCGTACCGCCAGTGTTATTGGCGATATAAGTCGTCCAGGCGTTCGCACTGCCCGTGTAGGCATTGAACTCAATGACGACGTTAGCCTGAGGCGTCAGCACGTAGGTGCCAGACGGGATGTACTGAGCGTTCACGAGAGCGGTCGCATTGCCCGCACCAACGTTCGTGAGAACGACGGGTTGGAAAGCGCCACCGACGCTGTTCGCTACGGTGTTTGCAAGAACAATCTTAGAAAAACCACCAGCCATTGTTCTTACTCCTTAGAGGCTCAGAGAGTTGTAACCCGTCACCTTGGTCATAGCCTTAGGTTTCGTGTTAACAAGCTCTGCGATGTTGATAACAGCCCCTACGTAGCCAATCTGCCAGTTGGGCAGAGTCGACTCGAAGCCCGTGAACACGAACTGGCCCTGCTCATGGATGTAGAGCGAGAGGTAGTTGGTGTTGAGAAGGTACAGAGTACCCTCGGGGCAGTAGGGATCGGGATAGATCGGAACGCCAGCGACCATGAGGGCGCGAAACGCGGCCTGCGGGCCGTTGGAGTCGCCATCGAAACCCGAACCGGGGGTGATGACATACTGTTCCTGACCAACGTAGTCCTGAGCGAGCAGGGTCCAGGTGCCGAAGCCGCAGACGCCGAACGTGGGCACTTCCGCGCCGTACTTGACGGTGCCGGAGATGTACTGAAGGACGTTCTGACGGGTCGGGTTGACCGAACCAGCCGCATAGACCTTCGAACGCCACCAGGGGTTCGTGGTCGAGGAGCGGGTGATGTTGCCATAGGTGGCAGTGCCCGTGCCATCGTCCACCGCAGCCGGGAGGCCGGTGAAAGCCTGGGTGTTCGTGGTGTTGTTGTAGAGGGCCGTAGCCATGCCATCCATCATCACGTTGGTCGCATCGTTCATGCGAGCCTCAATGAGGGGGATGATGGCGTGGTCCTGCTGAACAGCGCCTTCCATGCCAAGGAAGGGCACGGGAGCGATCATCAGTTTCAGGGTAAACTCAGCATTGTAAGCACCCTGCTGGACGGACGGCTGCTGGAAGGAGCCGCTGTAATCCGACCACTGAGCGTTTACAAACTGCGCGCCCTGAACGGGAACCGTCACGGAGGACACACCGCCCGTAGCCGTCTGGCTATTGGCAATGA